TTTGATTACTAAATAGCCAGAGAGCGCACCATCGTTGATGCGCTCTGCTTCTGTCTCTTTTAACCACGCTGGGATTTCCAGTTTGGCTCCTGATTTAACTTCTATGACTCGCCCAGGCAAACCTGCGATATCGCCTCGGTCTGCTCGACCAGTCAATGCTCTGCGTTCTGCAAACTCGTAGCCATTTTCGCGTAGCCAGTTAACTAACGCGGTTTCGGCTGCTGTGCCTTTTTGTTTAGCCTTGCTCATAACCCATGCTTTCGTTATTGGTTTTATGGTAGCTATCACAATTGCAATACACTTCGTACATAACGGCATTAGTAGCCATTGTGTAAGCAGTAATTCCGCCAATACACCAATCGTGTTGACCTTTGAAACATGAATAGCAAACAAACATCAGAAGGGCGCGCTTTCGCCCCAAGGGTCAGACGGCACAATCTTCGCTGAACGCTTAACATCCACAGCTAGTGAATCCACATTCACATCGAAGTAGGTTGCTTTGTGCCCATCCTTCTCAACTACACGTTGCTTTAACTTACCAATCACAATAACTGGTGTGCCTTTAGTTACTGATTCAACTGCTGATTCGGCTTGAGCGCCCCAAACAGTGCAATCGAGGAATGTGGTGTCACCATCAACCCAGTTGCCTTGTTCATCCTTTTTACGTTCACCGCAAGCGACACGCAAACGTGCCATGGCTGTACCGGATGGTGTGAACTGCAAGTTAGGTTCCATGCAGATATTGCCTTGAAGTGTTACAAGTGGTAATGCCATTAGACGATACCTTCCTTTTCGAATAGTTTCTTAATCTGAATACCAGACATATGGACTGTTGCCATGATGATGCTGATACCCAATCCTTGTTTGCGCATTTCCACAGCTGCGAATTTGCGTTCTTTCATAGGGACTTTTGTCCAAATGATTTCGCCCTTGATTAGGCGTTCAACTGCCACGCGATCTACGCCATCCCAGAAGTCTTGAATTAGGCCAGCGCGGTCACCAACAATGTTGCCGTTAGCCCAAACCTTTCCACCACATACGCCATCAAAATATGATTCGCGTGGTTTAACTATGACAACACATTCCAACTGGACTGTGCAGGATTCGCAGACGTTAAGTCCAGCCTTGGTGTATATATCGTTTGGGTTAGTTCCATCGAAGAAGCCTGGGTTAATATCTTTGCAGGCGGCTTCTTGATAGAACTTATCCCTAAGCGAATTACTTATCATGCTTTGGCTCGCCATGTTTCGACTGCCTTCTGCCATGATTCTTTAGACTCGAGGCTAACTGTGTACCAGTCAATCTTGTCGAACGATTTGGCATTAGCGAAACTCATTAAGAATTGGTCAGCGCTTGCACCTTCAAGCTTGTAGAACTTGGCCTTTGCGTAAGCCTCTTTTTTAAGTTGCTCATACTTTTCCATTTTCTCAACTGCTGGACTAACTTCTGCAATTGTCTCAGTCAGGCTTTTCTTAGGTGTTCGTTCTGCCTTAGTCATTTCAGTTTGGCTAGGTCGAGCACCTTTAGTGCTGAACCCAAGGTTTGCTAAAGCCCGACCAATAGCCGAAGTTTCGCAATTCTCTAAAGCACTTGTCCGGTTGATTGGATTTGAACCTAACACTTCCTCTGCGTACCCAGTAGCGGATGGAACTGGGTCAAGTAGATCGCGATAGATTTCAGCCTTGCAAACATATTGGATGATTTGCCCAGCATCGTTAATTCGTGTGGTCACCAGTTCAGTATGAACTCGACCATTCTTGTGTGTTTCATGGAACCTGTGCAGGCGACTATCAACTGTTTCATAGTCCGCTAGATTAAAGTTTGCCATCTGGATACATCTCCCATTCGTGTTGCTCTTGCTCTGTGCGTTGAATCTTTCGCATGAAAGCAGCTTCCACTGCTTGAATCTTTTGGATTGTTATCAGCTTGTCAATGATTTCCGATGCGGCGTTGATACTGATATCACGCCAATTGCCCGGCAAGTAATCATCATCGAAGAAACCTTCCCACAAGGCTTCCAGTTCAATATCGAGAGAGTTCGCAAACTCCATGATGAACTGAAACTGCTTGGCGGTTAGGTGTGCAGTGTATGAGCCACGATAGTCAGCCTGATTGTTGCGTTGACGTGGACTCGTAGTGTTAAAGGTTGCCACTGAGAGCCTTCTTCAAACGTTCAACTCGGATATGTAGAAACATCAGGTAGGCAATAGCGTCTTGGATTTCTTCCAAAGTGTCCACCATGATTTTATCTAACGGCTTATCTTCGAAGGCTTGTAGTTCTGTGCCATCGTTGAAGCTTTGTCGGTACTGGTTGTCGCCAATACCTTCGACTCGAGCGATAACCTTTTCGTTGATAGTGACCATGCGATCTAATAGTTCTTCAGTTGTCATCGGCTTGTCTCCTTCAAAGTCATTAGTTCTTCTTCAAGGCGGATAGCATCGCGACGCCATTGGCGCAGCTCTTTGTTTTTAAGGTTAGTGATTTTGGATGCCCATGAATAAATAAATGCGATACCGGACAAGAAGCCCAGTGCAAAGAATGCGTAAGTGTGAAACATTGTTTCCTCTCTTTCCTGCCAATTTGGCATTGAGAGTAACTTAAAGCCCTGTCAAACCTAAAGTCAAGGTTTACTGTCGGCGTTTCTTAAACTCGTTTCGGGAGTCAGTCGAATAGAAGCCATTGCCTGTGAACGCGACCGCTGGAGCGATAAACACCTTAGCGACCCTTGAGCCTAGGCACGTTGGGCAAGGTGGATATTCTTTAGCTGAGATATCTTGCCACTGCTCGAAGTCACCGCACGATTCGCAGTTGAAAGCATAGGTTGGCATTAGGGATGATTCTCTAAATGGGTGATGACGGCTGTCCGAACTTCCCGAACGTCCTTGTGTAAGTCCTCTAGGTGGGCTTCTAATGCCCCTAGGGAGCGCTGTACGCCACTTGCAAAGCCGTTAGATGTAGGGCGTGAGTTCTTCTCTGCCCTGCTTGCTTTGACCGCTGAGAAGCCCGCTATGAGCGCTGTGATAATTGGCACAAATATGGCAAAGTCACTCATTACCTGACCCTCGGCCATAAATCGGATCATTCTTATCGAGATAACGGATGATGACTGGGAGAACGGCTGCGATGCCTGCCTGCCACATTGAATCAAAATCGAACTTACCTGAGTTCATCCAAACCGCCAGAGAAGCTGCAACGAATACGCGACCCCAAGAGAGTCCCATTTCAACGAGTTGACGAATATCCTTTTGGGTCATTTCTTTGCTACTTTCTTTGCCGCTTTCTTGGCAACTGGTTTTGGATCTACTTCTGCTGGGTCTGTCTCTTGGTATGGTTTCGCGCCATGATGGTAGGCCTGAAAGATTTCGGAAGCGATTGGATGCCAAGCGGTTTCATATTCAGGTTCAGCCCAACCAACAATGTAGTTCGGGTGACGGCTAGTGATGCACACTTCGCCACCATTACGTTGGTCTTTGTTTGATTGTGTTGAAGTGTTACCTTCGATGCAAAGAACTTGATTATTCGCTAAATGCAAGACTGCAATACCGACGTGTGAAACGCGGTTGATTCCATCGCCCGGGAAGTCAAAGTAAACAATAGAGCCTGGCTTAACTTCACCAGATGTTTTCCAAAGCTTACGTTCCTTCCATTCCTTCACGCCGTTAGGAGTATAGGCAGTGTTTGGGAAGTCATGGTATCCAGCCTTATCCATTACCCACATGACGAATAGGCCACACCATTGGGCTGGATTCGATTTGAAGTGGCGACCATACTTGGTGATGTTCACCGGCTTCTCGATGTAACCAACTTGACTGAATGCAATATCAAGTATCTTCTGGACTGTTGGTTGCTTTGGCATCATTATCCTAAACTGATTACTTGAATGCGGTGCTGATACACAATGATGCTGTCTGTGCCACCAGTAAGAATTGTGCGAATGCGTGGAGTCAAAGTGACTGTTGCGCCACCAGTTCCATCGAACACTCTGAAACTAGAACCACCTGCGCGGCTAGTTCCAGATGGGTCACTCGATAATTCAACATCAGCTGAAATGCCACCACCAGAAACGCTTGCACCTAAAACCCAACCATTAGCTGCGGTCGTGACATTGTGCGCGTTACCAGAAACAATAACTGCAAATAATCCAGATGCGCCAAGTGTGAAAGTAAAACCTGCTGTACTTGATGTAACGTTCTTAGGTGTTGATGAGCAGTTAGTGGTAGTGCGGTTATTTACATCTTCATTTGTGTTGAAGTTAAACAACTTGCCTGAAGCTTCTGAGCCGTCAATAAAGTCTTCAATTGCTTGCGCCAATTCTTGAATCTTAGTGTCGCCTGTGTTGATGCTGTCCGTTCCAGTTGGATACGGGAAGCCGTAGTTCGTGGTTGTTCCTGCCATGTGTTTCCTTAACTCGGGTTGTAGATCGTTGAAGGTACTACGAGAAGCGTTGCTTCTGCGTGTTTCTGTGTCAAGTTTAATTGAACGCCACGAACCATGTATGTATGGTCACCACCATACGCATCTGGGATATTAGTTAAAGGTAGGCGAACAGGTTTGGTGGATTTGTAGAAGTTCTGCCACTCCCCAGTAGTGTGGGTTAAAGCATCCAAGTCAATGGTTAAAGATTGCAGATAAGTATTGGCCTCTTTGTAAGCGTTCACTTTATTAGTGATTACTTGCAAACGGTCTGCAACAGCATTTTCGTATGAAACCCCAAAGTCTTGGTAGCGATTGCCGTTGGTGTTATATGAATTGCTGTCTAAAAATGCGGAAGTGCTAGATGCGTCATAGTTGGTGACTGTGGCATTGTTGATGATGTTGCCAAAGTTCTGGGCAGAATTCAGACTTGACCAAAGCACGCAGCTTGTGGCATCGAGTGAAGTGATGGCTGTGTAATTGGTATACCCAGCGGAAGGCGAATTAAGAGTGATGGTCTTATCATCAAACCAGAACCAGCCGTTAAGTTTATTTGACCAAAGACTTGTTAACACACTAAGAATGTCTTGCCCATCTAAGTCTGCGTTTTGAACATCGGTTAATTTGAATGCTGTAATAGTGTCAGAAGTGAAAGTCAGATTTGATTTATTGTTGGTGAAAGTATCCCAAGTACCTTCGGCTTTATCCCAAGTCATACCACTAGGAACTTCATCCCAAGTTGTTTTGGCAAGTTGCTGATTGAAAGCGCTTGGAATAGTTGTCCAATATGGCACACCGCCAATAGTCAAGTCACCATAAATTAACTCAGTGCTCAGCCTCGATGTTGCGCCCAGTAGATCCAATTCGACAATCTGGTCAGTGCTGGTGGTTTGTACCGGACTGCAAGTATAACCTTGCACGACACCTGTCCAAGTGACTGTACCTGTTGCGCCTTGCGGAGCAATAGTGAACGTGACCTCTTTACCTATCCACCAATCAGGGGTTAACTCAACACCATAAAGAGTTGGCAAACCAAGGAACGATGCTCGAGCAGAAGGTGGTTGCGGTAACTCGTAAGGTGAAGTTGAACCACTAACAATCTCAAGTCTGTCAAGCTGAGAGCCAAACGTGTAGCCAGCAATGTAACCTGTAACCGCAACTGTAGTGGTATATGAAGTAGGCATTAGTTAAACCCTAGAACCCCAACGCCTGAACCGCCATTTAATTCTAATTTTTCTAGTGTGCGTTTAATTGCGCGAGCAGACGAAATAGCATCAGAAGCATTTTGAATGTTAATCACAATGTTGTTGGTTTGATTTTGTTTGGTTCGGTCAATGATTTTTCCATTAGTACCGATACTGCTAGTTAAGCCACCAAGTTCACGAATACGAGTTGCCTCAATATCTGCGTTAGTTTGCGAAACCCCAGGTATCTTAAGAAGCGATTGGCTTGTTGCTTTAGAAGTCACATCCATATTAACTTTCTTACCACGATCCATCATGCCACTCATGCCATAGTAAGCGGCCATAGCTGCTAAAGCACCTGCGGCTGGACCGCCGTACAACATACCAGCGCCATAGGCCACACCAGCTGCAACAATCTTTGGGTCAGAAAATAGTGCTGAAATACCATTCTTTGAAACACCTTGCACAAGTCCCGACACTTGCTCAACAACACCTGGCAAATATTTGGCAATCATCTTTATGGCATCAGCAAAGGCTTGAGCAAACTCTGTGACAACCTTTTGACCTTTAGGGCTGTTTAGGTAGTCAACCATTTTTTCTAGCTGTGGCATCAAAGCCATACCAATAGATTCCTTGGCTTCATCCATAGCGATATTGAATCGCTTGAACTTACCTTCCATGGTTTCGGCGGCAGCGGCTGACTGGCCACCAAACAGACGATTTAGTTCCTCTTGCGCTTTCTTGAAGTCTTTGTTTTTAATAATAGATTCATCGAGGGTGATACCCATACGAGTCAAAGCACCGAGGTTTCCACCATACGCTTTTGCCAAACTCAAAGACACAGTATCCAAGTCTTTGCCGGTACCTGCTGCAATATCCATGGCCAAGGCTTGCAACTTTTGAGCCTTACCAAGCTTGCCAGTAGCAACCAATAACTTCTCAAGGCTAGGGCGAAGCTTGTCATCCGCTACACCAGTGGCGCGTTGCAGTTTGTCGATGTACTTTTCAACGGACTTAATCTGCCCATTGCTTGCTTTGGTGGTGTTCTTCAAAGTGGTGGCAAGTTTTACCTGTGCCTTCTCATCAGCAATAGCGGCTTTCACGCCGTCAATAGCCAACTTCGCTGCCATGCCTGCAACCGCAACACCAGCAAGCGCAAACGCTTTACCAATCTTTGCAGCATTGGCTTTCATCTTGCCAGTGAAAGACTGGGTTTCTTTAGTTGCTTTACCTAGACCAGAAGTGAACTTCGATGTGTCAGCAAGTAACGCAAGTTTGAGGGTTCTGTAATCAGACACTGCGAGTCCACCTATCTAAAACATCGTCAACGGCTTGATACCAACGTCGAGTGATAGTTGGTTGAATTCTTTTGGCAGTGGGGAATATCCAATATCCACGCGATCCACGTCCAAGTTTCGGCGAGCGAACTGGGAACGCTCGACCACCATTGCGTAAGAAACCTTGAGTGGCACCAAACTCGGTACCAAATAGAAGCTGAGAGAATGTAGCCCCACCGCTAACGCCAGCAGACCGAGCGCCACCGAACTCGATAACAGGAGTAACATCTTTACGAGCTTTGACGGAAGGGCGCAAAGCAAGTTGGCGTGAAGTTTGAGCCGCACGTTGGAACGCTGGAACTTGTTCCTGAGCAATCTTCATGACCTCATCTTTAAGGTCAGTTTTAGATTCCTTTTCCATACGGAAGATAGCCTTCTGAAGGTCACGTAAGTCAGCATCGTTAATCTTGATGCTTACTGTTTCCTTAGCCATCGTTTCGTTTCTCCAATATATCTATTACAGTCCAAATGATTTCATCGTCCTGTTCCAGCCAGACGCTGGGAGGGATTTGTGTGGCGACTGCTAACTCGGCTACCAGTCGCCCCACACTTCCCTGCTCTAGGATTTTGGGTCAGAGTCCACAATGTCGAAGTCGTCAACTTGGTTAATCCATACATCGAGAGGAGCAAGGTTTGCCTCTTCTCGTTGCAAGGCTCGATGTGCCATCCAAAGAATGTCACCAAGCGCTGGGTTTTTTTCGAAGTCGCTTATGGATTTGTTGTGTTTCTTTTCCCATGCGTAGCGGTCTCCAATAGTGATTTTGCAATCAGCTGTTGAACCCTCTACATAAATGATGCGGATTTTCATTTGGTTTCCTTATGCTTTAGTTGGTACGCCAGCGCATTGGAAGGTGACACTCCAAGTAAGAGCATCGTTTCCTGAGCCACCGACGGCTGGGTATTCTGGGTAAAGACTACCAGTGAAGGTTTGACTATTAGCAGTAAGAACAAATGGAATTGCAGTATCAGGTGTAGCTGATGCAGTCCAAAGAGCATCCATGAAATCAGATACTCCGGAAGTCCAGTCTTGCAATGCTTCGACTGCAAGAGTCACATTGTTGTCCACTACTTTGAATGCTTTAGTGCCGCCAATAAGGTTGTAAGCATTGCGGGATTGTTCAACAGTAAGAACTGCTGACGTGATTTGTTCTGAACGGGCAACGGCGTTGATCGTGAGAGTCAGCGTGCCGCCGTTTAGGATGGTTGTTGCCATGTCTTTCCTTTCCTAGAAAGATACTGCGACTTCTACGTCGATGTC